TGAGGTGATGCTGACCAAGCGGGGCAAGAAGAAGAAAGAACTGGAAGAGCCTGAGTTTTTCTAATGTCGAATCAGACTGACCGAGAGATCATCGATGCACTGCTGCGGCAGCTGGACCCCTACAACGCGCCCCAGGGGGCACCCGATATCCTGGCGCAGCTGGGGGCACGGTTAGAAAGCGCAGGGACGCAATTAGAAGGCAGCTTGCAGGCACGCAACGAACTGGAACGCTTCGCTGAGTTGATCCCACGGTGGCTGGCAGCGAACCCGATGCAAGAGGCAGGCGCATTACTGCAGATGCGTGAACCAGAGGTGGAGCAGTTGAAGACGATGGCGCGAGAGGCAGCAGCGGACCCAATGGGTACCGCAGAAGCGGTGGGGCGTGCAGCTGTGGGCGCTGTTAAAGACCCCCTGGGCACCGCAGAGAAACTGTCCCTGCCTGACATCATGGGGGGTGGTAAGGCGCTTACCAGCCTGGGGCGCATGGCACGCAAGCTGCGTGGACCTGACTTAATTGAATCGGTGATGCCCGAAGCAAAGGTAGAGCGTCCACGGACTCTGGTCGAAGCCTACGATGAAATGTTTACAAAACCAAGGATTCAACGCAATAAAGACTTGTTGCAGGAAAGTTTAGATAGAGGTGAAGTGCCAGGGGAAAAATGGGAGGAAGCGTTATGGGAGAATAGTCAGGCAGGGACAGTCTCCCAAATTGGATTTGACGATTTACCTGAAATAGAAAAAGCACGCTTAGATAGGGCAGTAGAGCAAGGGTTTAACATCGACGCTTTTCATGGAACGAAGGGGGATATAAGGGAGTTTGATCCTGGCTTGTTGGGTGCGACCACTGGCGCACCGAGCGCACGCCTTGGCTTTTTCTTCAGCGCAGATGAAAAGACTGCTGCTAAATATGCCCGTGACGCTAGACCTCAAGCGCTGCGACCTGAATATCGGGCGCAATGGAATAGTTTATTAGAGAAGTATAATGCTGCGAATGTAAAAGCCAACACGATACGCAAGCGCAAGGAAAAAGAGATAACAGAACCGATTGACGAACGATTAGGCGAGATCGAAAAAGAATTAAATCAACTTCAAAGTGGTCCAAGTGAGCAATTTGATAATGATATTTATGAAAAGTTATCGCAAGAACATTTCGACCTTGGCGAACAGAGAAACCACGGAATAGTGAACATAAAACGTGATCCAGAATACGATATAGCAGCTAGAGAACGTGCTGTGTTTAGTAGGGGAATGGACGATTTCGATAAGCAAGGGGCAAACATACTGCCTACTAAATTGCGTTTAAGCAACCCTCTCGTATACGACTTTAAAGGATCTTCATACAGAGAGAGTTCTTACCATGATCTTATTCAAAAAGCAAAAGCCGAAGGGCACGATGGTGCCATTTTTAGAAACACAATCGATGGCGCAGATATAACGGATATTTACGTAGTTTTAGATCCGAGCCAGATACGATCTCGCTACGCGATGTTCGACCCCGAAAAAAGTGCGTCAAGAGAAGTTATTTCAGGTGCAGCCCCTGTTGTTCTCCCACTAGGTGCAGGTGCAGCCGCAGAGGCTTATTTAGCGAACCAGGAGCAATAATGCCAGCCTACGATTGGTATTGCAAAAGCTGTGACCACGAAGAAAAGGATGTCTGGTACCACCGTGCCTCGCAAGTGCCCAAGCAGCGCAAGTGTGAGGGGTGCCTGGGCACGATGGCGCAGGACTTTCGCAATAAAGGGCGAAATCAGATCCACCTGACCCACAGCAGTCTCTATGGCAAGTACCAACCTGCGGTGGATGAGTATATCAACAGTTATTCGGATAAACAACGCATAATGAAGAAGTACAATATACAGGAGGCCAACGACCCCGTTGGAGGATCACGTTGCCACCGTATAGAACCCCCAGAGACTCCCAAACCACAGAGCGATTGGGTACGTAATCCCAGCAACGCACAGGAGTGAGGTGAGTGCCATGAGTGAAATGACCGAAGTAGTCGAATCCGCTGAAGTTGAAGAGACTGTAGCGGCTGCTCCCACCGAAGGGTCTGATGATTTTGCATCTGACCTGGGAGGGGATACCAGCAGTGAAAGCTCTGTAAGCTCCAGTGGGCACTCTTCTGCATTCGATCCGAAGGGTGTGTCCGATTGGGCACGCCAGGACAAATCGCAGGTGCCTTCTGAGTACCATGCGGTTATCGATACGGCAAAATCGCAGCAAGCCGATTACACCCGTAAGACGCAGGACCTGGCCGATCAACGCAGGCAGGTTGAGACACAGCAGCAGACGCAACAGCAGCAGGTGTATCAAGCGCTGCAGAACCAGGTCAATAACAACCAGCAACCCCAGGAGGACCCCTATGCGGATTTACGTGCGCGGCTGGGTCCCGATGAATCTTCTGCCATCGATGTAGTCAGGCAGATCATCAAAACGGAGATGGGAACGGGCAGCGACGATCTCAAAACCGAAGTGGGGCAACTCAAGCAGGGTTTAACCCTGTTGGCTCAGCAGCAGCAATCTGGGCGAGTGAAGGAAGCAGCTGGACAACTGCAGGATGCACGGGACAAGTACGGTGAAGCTCTGGACCCCTACGCTCCGCAGATCAAAGCCTTGATCAGTGTGCCGAACCCCGATACGGGTACGAATTACACCGTGTCTGAAGCGTATGAAGTGGTTAGCGGTGTGAAAGCGGATCAGGCCGCAGCACTGCGGCAAACGGACCAGAGTACCAGGCGTACCAGTAAGCGGCAGGCTAGCGGTGGAGCGCAGGTGACCGTAAGTGATGAAGGGGCACCGCTCAGTGATGGAGAACTTATCTCTGAGCTTAAAAACCTGGGCTTTGAATAGGTAATAACTACCGATAAATAAAGCCGTAACTTATTGCAGGACAGGTAATTACAATGGCAGCTATCACAACCACTGAAACCTGGGACGCGGCATGGACAACCACCATGCGCAGTAAGCGTAAGAGGTTGACGGATAATATCAGTAATTCGTACCCCACCATTGCGGCTTTTCGCAAAGGCGGGTTGATGGAAGTGTCCAAAGGGGGCAAGCAGATTCAGGAAGATTTGATGTATTCACTCACCGATTCGACCTGGTTTGACGGTTACGACACGCTTGACACTGACTCGACTGACGGCATAACGGCAGCGTTTGAATACTTCCGTTATAACGCGACTCCTATCGTCATTTCGATGACCGAAGAGATCGAAAATAAGGCCAGTGACAAAGCGATCAAGCTGTTGACTGCTAAGACCGAGCAGGCCATGACAGGTGCTATGTCTACGCTCAATGCTGCCCTCTTGGGGGCGCAGTCGGGCAAGAGCATCGTGGGCTTGCAGGACATCGCTTCGATCAGCAGCGGCGCTACGGTTCACAGCGTGAACTCTGGCACCAACACCTGGTGGGACAATAAGCGCGTTGATTACAACGCCACGTACTCGACAGCCAACTTTTCGGTGAAAGAATCGTCCACCGATATGTACAATGGCATCCTGGCTATGCGGGACCTTTGGAACAAAGTTTCTGAGGGTAACGACACCCCTGACACCTTGATTTCCAATTATAGTGTGTACGGGGATTACGAGGCTATCTTTGAGGGAACGGGCTACTATCGCTTCACCAGCGCAACGGATCAGGCTATTGGCAGTGGCAGTCAGAACGCCACCTACCGTGGTGTGCAGTTCATCGTAGATCGGGACAGCCCAGGGACTGCGGCTAATCATCAGCTTTTCATGCTGCAGACCAAGTACCTCAAGCTCCGCTTGCAGGAAGGGTTGAACTTTGCCAAGACTCCGTTCAAAGAGCCTTCAAACCAACAGGCCAAGGTCGGATTTGTGATCGTGGGTTGTCAGCTGATGACCGCCAATCGCAGACGCCAGGGCGTGATCGATAACATCACGACCTCGACCACGGTTTAATTAACCTGGGGGGCAAGCCAATGCCCCCTCTTTAACCCTGCTCATAGGGAAAAGGGAAACGAACAATGGCACCAACAGTTCAAAACAATGACTATACCACGAACCGCATTGGCGGCACGGGTATAGGCAGTCGCGCAGGACAGGGACTCTTTGCCGAGTCCTCGACTGCTAAGTATGACCTGGGCGCAAAGCTGGAGTTTTCGGATGGTCGCGTATTCCGCTACACCCAAGCGGGTGGGGCAGTTACCGCTGGGCATCTGGTGGCTCAGGATTTCAGCGCTGGCAACATCGCCGAGTTTGATGATGCGACTATCTCACCTGTAGCTGCAGGCGCTACTGTTATCACCATTACCGCATCTGCGCTTTCGGGCGTAGATGATGTAAATGAGTTGGCAGGTAGCTACCTGATGACCATAGATGGTACTGGCGAATACTACAGCTACAAGATTAAGTCGCATACGGTTGAGTCCAGCAATGCGGTGGAGTTCACTTTGTTTGATCCACTGCACACAGCAGTCGCAAGCGGAACGACTGACCTTCAGATCATTGCGCCAGCGTTTCGTAAGGTGATAACGTGCGCTGCAAGCACCGATGCGAACTCTGATACGATGCCTGTTGGAGTTAGCTTTCGTGGCTTGACTTCAGCCTATTACGGCTGGATACAAACCAGCGGCATTGCCTGTGTTCGCTATGACCTCAATAGCTTAACTGCAACGGATATTCATGCAGGTAGACCTGTGGTTCCTTCGGTAAATCACGGGGGGTCCGTGCAGCCTTCGCAGGCCGCAGCGGAAGGGACTGCCAATGATCTGAGCTATCAGGTTGGCACGTTGGCATACGGTGATGTTGTAGACAATCAGCAGGCAGCAGTGTATCTGAACCTGCCTGCGTAACCCATATGGGCAGGGGGGATACACCCCCTGCCCATCTTACTACGAGGATATCATGGCTAGACCGAGGAAGAACCCTCTCCCTGACACTCCCTTGAACCTGGGTACCCCTGTAGAGGCTGAGATGGTGGTTAAGTCTGAAGCTACCGTTGAGCCTGCGCAGGAACCTTCTATTCTCGACTTGATTGAACGGGCCTCCGATGCGCAGAAGGCACAGATCCGTAATGCGCTGGGGGTGCAAGCTACGATCAAACCTCCGCGCAGGCAGACCAATGCCGATGCGGTGCAGGTGCTGGCCGCACATGGGGGCGGGACCTTTCAAAAGACGGGGTTTGTGCCTTGTCCTCCGCAGGGGGTGAGTTCCAAGGGACCAGCGGCAGAGGCTAAATGGTTGCGGCAATGGGAAGAGGGACAAACCTATTCCTCTCGCAACGCTGAGATCGATGCGGATGGTATCGACGCTGAAGCGCTAGCCGCTACTGCGGTTGAATGAACCAGCGCACCGAGCAGGTGGTGGCAGGGAGTGTCAATGCGGCTTCGGTCTTCGGTGAGGCGGCGAACTTCGGTGCTGCGGATATAGGCACCCTGGACCTGTCTGACTCGTTCAGTGTGCCCACCCTCACCACTACAGAGCGCGATGCCCTGACCGCTGCTAATGGTATGCTGATCTACAACACCTCTACCAACAAGTTCCAGGGTTATGAGAATGGATCGTGGAGTAACCTGATATGACCGTACTAGAGTGTATCCAGATGGCGTTATCGCGCACGGGGTTGTCCACTACGAATACGGACTTCCAGACGCAAGCCAGGATATACCTCAATGCTACTCTGCAGCAGTTGGCAGGGGAAGCGACCTGGTGGTGGCTGCACAAGACCGATAGCATCCAATGCACTCGTGAGTTCACCCTGACCAGCGACACGGGCACCTTCACTGCGGAGAGTACGGTAACAGGGCAGACTAGTGCCGCTACCGCTACGGTAACCTCCTGGGTCGCTTCGACTAAGGTGCTGACGGTCAAGGATGAGTCGGGCACCTTCAGCACCAGTGAGGTGGTGCAGCAGAGCGGTTCAATCTATGGGACGCTCAGCAGTATCGCCGCTACCAAGACCTACAGCCTCGCCTCTGACGTAGCGTATGCGCTGAGCTTTCGCAATAAGACGCAAGACTATGTCATGCAGATTCAGGGCAGTGAGTCATTGGATCTGCGCGATCCCGATCAGGACCAGACCGGAGAACCCAATTCGGTCACTATGATTGGGCTGGACGCTACCACGGGGTACCAGAAGGTGCAGCTACACCCTGGCCCTGATGATTCAACTACGGACATCGACTATCGCTACTACGCCTATTTGCCCGATTACACCTCAGACGATGATTCAGTCAATCTGAACGTGAAGGTTCCTGCCATCGTGCAGCCAGCCCTGTACTTCGGGGTAGCACGATTATATAAGCAGGAGAAGGGGGATTACGAAGGGGCTACTCTGGAATTTATGGAGTATCAGCAGGTGGTTAATCGCGCCCTCAATGTAAACCGACAGAGCGATGGCAACAGACGTTACCGCATGAATAGGCTGGATGAGGCAGTGACCTTCGCTTTCCAGCCCGTGGAGGGCAGTTTGTCGTAATGGCCTATCAGGCAGGCACGATCAAGCTGGGACCCTGGACCGGAGGGGTGATCTACAATCGTCCCGCTGAAGATGTGGGTGCTAATGAATGTACCTCCATGAATAATACCCGTATTAATGCCGCAGGCGCGGTAGAGAAGCGCAAGGGGTTTGCCTCTTATGAAGGCGCAGGTGCCATCAGTGGGGCACCCACAATCACAGGAGTGCATGACTACGCCTACAACAGCACCAGCAACTACACGGTCATCACCGCTGGGGCAACGATTCAGTACTACAACAGTGGGTGGCAGGATATCACAGGGGGCGCAACCATTTCCACTGACGATGATGATAATTTTGAATTTGTAACCACGGGTGAAAAAGACACAAATAAGAACAGGATGGTCGCAGTCAATGGAGTTAATCCACCCCTTGTATGGGCAGGATCAGGTGATGCTGCTGTGTTGGATTTGGATTCGCGCTTCACCTATGCGGCCCATGTTGCCTGGTGGGACAACAGACTGTGGCTGGGCAACACCAATGCCAACTTCAACAGGGTATGGCGCTCAGACATCTTGGATATCGAAACCTGGGCTGCTACCAACTTCTACAACGTGGGGGGTGACATCACCGCTCTGGTGCCCATGCAGAATGGGTTGGCAATTCATACGAGGGAGGGGATACACACCCTCACCCCTACAGGCAATAGCACCATACCCTTCCAACTACAGCAGCGCACGCAAGCAGGCACCATTGCTCCCAGGGCGTGCCTGACGCTACCGAATGAACGTCAGCTGTTTGTGCGCCCCGATGGGATCTATCTGTGGCAGGGGGGCGATGAGGTGCGCAAGATTTCGTATGCGCTGGACGATGGGTTTTGGCCCAACCTCCAAAGTTCGCGCTTAGCCTTTATCCATGCAGTTTATTACCCCAGCGTCAATGAGGTATGGTTCTTCATCCCGTATGGGGCCAGTACCAAGATGAACTACTGCATCATTTACAATGAACGCTTTGATATC